AAGTTTTTAATTTTGTACATGTAAAATTTGTTATTTAAATTGATCGCGTTAAAATTATTTGCGTTGAGCGAGAAGAATTTGTTGTAAATAGGCATATAATTTTGCAATGCTGATAAAGAAAAATCCTTGGATTCTTGAAAACTTTTAAAAAGCTCAGTGTTTTTGCGTTTTTCATAGTTAATCGTCGCCACAAGATTTGTTGTCATTAGCTAAATAATATATAAATTATATAAAATTTTAACTCATAAAAATAGTTATATATTATTTAGTAAAATGCGATATTTCTAAATAATATAGGGTGCACCGTAAAATAATAAATAGAAGAATTTTGCAGTTTGCGTAGTTTTTTTTATTGTATTTTTCTAAATCAAAATATAATGACCCTTGAGTTGAGAAAATTTGATATGAAAACCATTAGTTTTAAGCCGAATGAATCCAAAGGACCAGTTGTTGTGTTGATTGGTCGTCGTGACACAGGCAAGTCGTTTCTTGTGAGGGATTTGCTTTTTTATCATCAGGATATTCCAATAGGCGTGGTTGTCGCCGGTACGGAAGAGGGTAACGGTTTTTACGGAAAATTGGTACCAAAATTATTTATTCACAATGAGTACAATACAGCGATCATTGAGAACATATTAAAGAGGCAAAAATCGGTGTTGAAGCAGATAAAGAAGGAGATGGAAACATTCAAACGCAGTACAATCGACCCGCGAGCTTTTGTTATTTTAGATGATTGTCTTTATGATGCGACTTGGGCTCGGGATAAGATGATGAAGTTGCTCTTTATGAACGGTAGGCACTGGAAGATCATGTTGATCATTACAATGCAGTATCCATTAGGAATACCCCCAACTCTTCGCACCAATATCGACTATGTTTTTATTCTTAGAGAACCATATATTGCCAACAGGAAAAGAATTTATGAGAACTATGCGGGTATGTTTCCTACCTTTGAATCTTTTTGTCAGGTAATGGATCAATGCACGGAGAATTACGAGTGCTTGGTCATCAATAACAATGCCAAATCCAATAAATTACACGAACAGGTGTTTTGGTATAAGGCGGATTCGCATAATGACTTCAAATTAGGCAGTAAGGAGTTCTGGGAACTCAGTAAAGATATCAACTCGGACGAGGAGGATGAGAAATATGATCCGAATAATACCAAGAAAAGGGGTCAAGGGCCGAAAATTAGTGTTAAGAAAACCAAGTGGTAAGAAAAGGGGGTTAAAAACTCCCTTTGAAAGGTGTTGTAAGCATTGCTGACAACACCGATTTATTAAAAAAGATTTTTTTGATGAATTACCGTTTATAAAAGGGTGTTGTCAGTATTGCTGACAACACCATAAAATTATTATAATATATAAACAATTTAAAGGCGTTATATATATAACATATACAACACGATGGATATCGTTAAAGCATTCAACGCAAATAATTTGCACACAAATATAGTAATTAAGGGAACATTTGACAAACCACTTTTTAGAGCAAGTGATATTGGTACAGTATTAGAAATATCAAATATAAGACAGACTATTTCAAATTTTGATGAATCTGAAAAAATCTCTATTATAAGCACAGATATAACGGGACGACAACAAGAAATAATATTTTTAACAGAAGTTGGGTTATACCAAGTTTTATTTACTTCACGCAAACCCATAGCAAAACAATTCAAAAATTGGGTTTGTGATGTTATAAAGGAAATACGACTAACAGGCAAATATGAATTGGAAAAACAACTTGATGAGAAGGAAAAACAACTAGAAGAAAATAAGAAATTATTGGAGGAAAAAGAAGCAGAATTAAAAGAAACCGTGATGTTAAAAGGACTTGAGAATATTCCAACTCTTTACATATATAATATTGATACAACAAGAGAAAACCCAGAACTTAAAATTGGCGTAACTAATAACGTCAACGCAAGAATAAAGCCTTATAAACAAGTATGTAAGCATGGTCGGCTTGAATATAAAACACCTGTTCATCAAATGAATATTAAAATTATGGAATCCTATATTCACTCCCTACTAGGATTTGCAAGAGTCAAGGATGAAGTATTTCAAATTGGTGTGGAAGAAGCCAAGTTATTATTAATTACTGTTATGAATACATTAAACACAATGCAAATTGCAAATCCGTCAGAACGTTTATTAAAATTAGCCAAACTAGCAGAAAAAGATGAAGATATTACAAAGGTTTCAACTTGTGATGTTGCGTGTCAAACGGAATTTGATGACACCTTCCCTAAAACAGGGTCATCAGAGTCAGTCTCTCACAATTTTATTGAGTTCATTGAATCATCTTGTATTGTTAGACCTGATGTTGAGGTTTCTAGCAGGGATATTGAAGGACAATATCGCATTTGGAATAAGATTAAGCCGAAGAAAGAAACTTTTCACGCACTCAAAGATTATTTAGATACTAGATTCAAGCATTGTCGTCTAGATAAACTCGACACTAAACAAGTTGTTCACGGATATAAAGGCATAACTCTTAAGCCAATAGAATATAAGAAGAACCTTATTCCAAGTGATGCACAGCATTTCATATTTCAAATTTGTAAATTCTCCCCGTGTGGAACTATTTTAACTTCTACGTTATTAAAAGAATTTAAGTTTTGGAAAAATAGTGTGGGAAAGGAGATATTGTCAACAGATGAGAATGATATTAAACAATATTTAAAATCATCTGACTATGTTGTTTCTGCTACTGTATGGACATCTGATGGTAATGGAACTGGATATTATGGTTTGTCTTTAAAGAGTGAACAACCTAAAAAACAGGTTTCTACTACTGGAAAAATGGTAGAAAAAAGAGAAATTGGAACAGATTATGTTCTTGGAAAATGGGATACTATTGCAAATGCTGCTAAAAACGAAAACATTTCTACAGCAAAAATGAGCAGATATATAAAGGGTAAAACACCAATAAATGATTACTATTACTGTATTTTAAAATAGTTACTATATATATGTCTTCTCAAGGTTCACATAAATCTCATAGCTCACATAAATCTCGCAGTTCAAAAGGTTCGCATCAATCAGTGGATTCAGATTTTGATCCATATGAAGAAGAAGAAAGATTAGCAAAAGAAGCCGAAGAAGAAGAAGAAAGATTAGCAGAAAAATACAGATTAGCAGAAAAAGAACACGAAGAAAGATCAGCAAAAAGATTAGCAGAAGATCCAAAAACAAAAGAGGTTTTAGACGAATGGATCAGTGTGGTGAGCGATGTCTTTGAGATACCAGAATATGGTAATATAAAAGTGACCAGCGGCGAATTTGACCGCGATAGGCCTGGCATCGATAGTGGCATATTTCCGTATGTCAAATTGATAATATACATATTAACTAAAAAACAAGAGGAATGTGTATCTTTCGTTATTAAAAAAAATTTTGATACTGGATTTAGTATAATAAACATACACACCATTGACAAGTGTAATATGGGTGGTAATAATATATTAAAAGCTCTTGAAGATGTGGCACAAAAACTAAAGATCAAATATGTAATGATTGGACAAGATGCAAGTCATATTAATTTGAAACATTGTAACGAGAGTATTAGTCTTTATGTGCTTAGTATTTTATCTACTGGAGAATCTTGGTATAATAGACGCGGCTATAAACAAATATCTCCAGATGATGGTCGTGACGATGAAGAACTAGAATTAGACAACACTTCACTTTATGACGAAGAAACCGCGGCAAATACTAAATTCATTACTGAAACAAAAGTGCGAGACTTTTTAATATATTGTAAAATGTCAGTTAAATTTATGGCAATTCTGGAAAGTGTAGTATTACCCTTTGAAGATAAAACTGTTCGGACCTATTTTAAAGAAATAGATGCAGGACTCCGAAATAATACATTCAATGACTGCACTCAACAATCATTAATAGCCACCACAATTAAAGATATTGGAGATTCATCTGTAGACGAAACAGATACTCCTATTAAATATACAAATTTTAACTTAGTGAAGAAGATAAGTGGTCAAGGTAGAAGACCTTCTCATATATGGGACGAAGAAGGACCACCTAGTCAAGCATACAGCATTTCTCTTGGTTATTCGAATAAAATGTCCAATAATAAAACCCGACAAGTGAAATCTTTGAGCGACACACATTTAGGTAGGACACCCCCTTCTAGGGGGCAATTAGAAAAATGGCATAATGAACTAGCCCGAGGCAGAAAACTTCGAGTCTCCAAAAAACACAAACCCAATAAAAAAAGGTCTATGTTGGGTTTCGTATCCAAAAAACACAAAACCAATAAAAAAAGGTCTATGTTGGGTTTCGTATCCAAAAAACACAAACCCAATAAAAAAAGGTCTATGTTGGGTTTCGTATCCAAAAAACACAAACCCAATAAAAAAAGGTCTATGTCGACTTCCGTCTCTAAAAAACACAAACCCAAAAGAAGAACAAAAAGAGGATAAATGCAATTATGATCAAATACTATTTGCAGATGCAGAGTGCGTATAATGCCAATGTTGTATTCTGGCATATACTTCTCTCAGATATGGGTTATTTAAAAACGTATCCGGTTTAAACCCATTGGTTTCATAACCACACAATATATTTCCCATCTTCATATAAGGGTTCACCTCTTTGACAAGTTTAAAGAAATTATGGCGAGAGAAATCGCCGATTGACATATCCTTTAGTTTTTTCCAATCGCACGCAGCAACTGGATTATTTGTCAATATAAAAACCTCGACACCTTTATTGTGCAAAAACCTAAACATTTGATGCAATAAATCGAATCTGGGTTTCCCACCCATATAATAAAAAGCTATGTCTTTGTAGCTTACACCACTTCTAAACATATCAAGGGTTTCTTCTCTCGACGGTGGTAATATTATTCCTTCGATAACGGATAAAGTTCCATCCCAATCAAAAATAACCACTTTTGTCTTGATTGATGAATTAGATGCCCACTTGCGTAAATCGACGGCATCCAGTGAAGAAAACGCAACAGCGGCTCCAAATTCTTTGTTATTAACCGACACTAAATATTGAGCAAATTTGTTGTCAGGGTACTTGTTAAGAAACCATTTCGAATATAAATTCGGATTTGGAACACCCTTCAATATGTCTATATTTGGCTCGTTTGAAACCAAAATAGAATCGACGAATTTTTTCGACCTTTCAAATTGTTGTATTATTTCCGGAAAATTATCGTAGAAACGAATAGAACAACATAAACGGTTTTCTTCGAAATGTGGTTTTATTGGCACCAATTTTTTATATATTTTTCTTTTTTTTGTTCTTGTATTTGGTAATTTGCGGATTATCCTTTTATTTGAATGTTTCACCTTTCGAAGCTTCTTTGTCACCTTTACCATATATATAATTCATTATTAAATTATATATATATTTTTTACATAACGCATTTTATACATTTTTATTGCTTTTTAGTTGCAAAAGGTCCACTAACCAATTCACTCTGTCCATAATCCGACTTTCCTGTAACAATATTGTCGCCTTCAAATAGCTCAGAACGGATATCCGCAGCAGAAATTTGATCCACCTCCTTGCCACGTAACTGCTTTTCTTGAGTATTCGTATTATTAACACTAAATAGATTACCATCTTCGTCAATGTTCTGAGTTAAAGTTGCTCCAGTCTTCTCAGCAATCTTGATATTTTCATCAATAGCATTTCGTTTAGCATCCTTAACACGCTGCTCAAACGCGGATTTAGCAAACGTCTCATTCTTCGTTTTCTCGTGCATCAATTGATTCAATTCATCTTCCATATATTCAACACGTCCTGTCTTGTAAGCCTCTGGCTCCCACGGCATCCAGAGTCCAACAGGACCCACAAAAACATCGTGATTCGGATCCAACTCTCGTAACATCTTGCAACGCAACTCGGCCTCTTCAAGTGTAGGGAAGACACCGCGAATCTTTAGGCCACGAATCGAAGTTTGGAAATTGTACTTGATATTAAATGAATTCTCCAACTCCTCCTCATTTTGATCTAGAAATGTCTTGTAGTCATCTTCCAGAGTGGAATTCTTTAAATTCTCGTGTTCCTCCTTGACAAACTCTTGAAAATCCTTAGAAATATCTTCAAATGAAAATTTGTATTTGTAACTCAAAAAATTTAGAAATTGTACAAATTTATCCATACTCTTTGTAAAATCCCATTTCTTTAGGAATTCTTGAAAGAAATAGTTATCCTTTTGCTTTAAAATTTTTTCCGGGGAAACAAATGAGACACAAACAAATTTTTGTCCGGCGATAGGTTTATCCTCTTCTAATAAATCAACGTACTTTTTATTTAGTGAGCCGTTTTTATTCATTCTATGTTCATAAGTAGAATTAATATCTTTATCGTTATTCATTATATTATTTTATAATTATTTAATTTTAAGTTTTTTATCGCATAATATATTTTTTTCTTGTTATTTATTATAAGAATGTTTGACATTGTTGAGCTTATTAAAAGGGTTATTAAGTACCTAGTTGAAGGTCTAATGGTTGCCATCGCGTGTTACGCTATTCCTAAACGATCATTGAATTTAGATGAAATTGCTTTGATCGCATTGACTGCCGCTGCCACATTTAGCATTCTAGATACCTATATTCCTAGTATCGGTGTCACCGCTCGCTCTGGTGCAGGATTCGGTATCGGTGCCAATCTAGTAGGATTCCCAGGAGGCCTATAAAGTCATTCTGTGTATAAAATCATAAATAATGTAATGTAAAATATTATATTATATTATTTAATTATCAGTTAATATTTTAATCGAGCAGTATCATCTATCTTCATCAATATTTTTATTAAAAAGATAAACATATAATTACTTATAAATTTTACAACGTCTGACATATACTAATATCTTTAAAAAATAATAATAAATATATTAGTTCACAGCATAAACCATATTAGATAACAGTAAATAATATTTGAAGTGCATTTTTAATTAAATTTACATTGTTTGTATATTTTACGTTTTTCTTTAACATATGTTTTATGTTGAACCACACTAGTGATAAATACGCAATTAGTACAAAAACTAATCCAATTTTAACATCCGATGTACCAGGATAAGTATAATTCTTAAAATATAAAAGATACAAACAGTGATAAATTAATGGAATTGCACCTATAAAAGTAAAGTAAAATAACAAATAATTAAACTCATTATTGGCCAGAGAATTGTATGTTAAAAAACTTAAAATGAGAAATGCGAAAAATAACGTCGCGAAACTTTGTGTAAAATTAACGTTGTTTTTATAACGGTAATTAAAGGAAAACAAAAAGAATAAGATTAAATAAATTACCGCACAACAGAAAACGACCTTTGATAAATAGGTGTAATTTTGCTGGGTTGACATTTATAATATCACTATAAAAAATTATAAAATTTGCAGTATAATTTATACTATACAGTTGCAATAAATTCCCAATCCAATTCTTCACATATCCTTTTCCAAATAGTGTCTTGTTCAATTAATTTCTCTCTATCCTTCAACATAGGTATCTCAGCTAAATATTTATTTTCACATAATAATTCAAATAATTTGTACAAAACATAATAATAATGTAAAAAATTTACACGGTAATCTGGACAATGTTTTGCATAAGGATATTGAATCTCCATAAAAAAATTACATAATGACTCTTCTAGATCTTGAGAGATAATAGGCGGTTTAATACCCAATTTGTCTTTTATGTAATTAATATGCTCATAATATTTGTTATAACCTAATTTTTTCAAAAGGCTCTTGGTCTCGTAATAAGTTAACTTATTAATATCTACCCTCTCTTTTTTAATTTGTTGTTTTAAATTTTCAATCACAGATGGAGGTATTTGTGTGGTCTCCTTCCCTTGAAATTGTGCCAATATTTCCTTAAAATGATTTATTTTCTTGTAAGCATAAAAGCATACTTCCTTTGGTGGTTCCTTATACGATGGCTTTTCATTTTCAATCAGATACTGCACATTAGTGGAACAATTATTGCATATTAAAACCCCTTCATCGTCCATTGGAATCAATTCTCCCTTAAAACATGATTGGCAAATATCTGTAGGAACTACAAATGAATTAATGTCCAAAAACGACTCGTCAATGTTATTAAGATATTTAGAGAATATACTGTTGTTTTTTGTTTCTATTCCAATAGAAGCCTTATTTGAATCGTTATTTACTTTAAAAAATGACTCCAACAGTTTATTTTTGCTGTTTTTTGTCGAAACATCGACTCCATTTGATATATTTTTTTTATTTTCAAAATATTCAAATATATATTTAGAATTATCTAAAAAATACAGCATTTTTTTGTTTTTCAAGGATTTCATTGTTTCATTTATCTCCTTCAATCTGTCTTTACATTCCATTATTTGCTCAATCGACAGAGTCAAGCTTTGATCTATATCAAATTGCTGATTATGCTCGCTCAATTTTGTTTGCAATGCTTTTTTTTCAGCTTTTAAAGCGGGTATTTTATCATATTCGTCATTATTAAACTCATTCACAAATTCACGATGCTTGCCATCCAGTGTAGTCGACGTTTTTTTATTCACTTTGAACTTTTTAGTCGTTTTTGGCTTAAAGGACGGCATCAATTAATTGTAGCTTAATATTATTTTACATATTTTATTTAATTGATAATTCTATAAAATATATATTTTGTATGTTTGTTGACTATAGATTATTTTTCTATTTTAAACCCGGAATCATTTTTTTAGGATCCAAGTATTCTGCTATTTTTGCAGGATCAACATATTTTAAATCTTTATTCGCTTCAATTAACGAAATGTCTTTGTTATACGCATAATGAGCAAGTGTTGTTGCTTTATCGTATCCAATATGAGTGTTTAAAGCTGTTGCAAGTGTTAGTGCATTATCAACATACCCTTTCAATTTTTTCGTGTTCACTTTAATGCCCACTGTGCAAAATTTGGTAAAATTAACACACACATCTGATAACATACGCATCGATTGTGCAATATTATAAACCATTAAAGGATTATACACATTCAACTCAAAATAGCCTTGAGTATTTGCAATAGTAATTGCCATATTGTTTGCAATCACCTGAACAGATACCATCGCAGCAGCTTCGCACTGTGTTGGATTTACTTTTCCAGGCATAATACTTGACCCTGGTTCATTTTGAGGCAAGATTAATTCTTCCAGTCCAGCTCTAGGTCCTCCGGCTAACCAACGAATGTCGTTAACTATTTTCATTATATTTGTTGCAAGAACCTTAAATGCATCACTCATTTCTAACACAGCATTGTGACTAGACATTTCACCAAATTTATTTGGTGCACTAACAAAATGTAGATGTGTTTCTTTCGATAATTCTTCGGCAATGTATTTTCCAAAGTTAGGATGTGTATTTATTCCGGTACCCACAGCTGTACCACCTGCAGCTAATTCGTATATGTGATTTAATGCATATTTTATTTGTTTCAATGAATCTTCTAAGATAGAGACATAACCCGAAAATTCTTGTCCAAATGTCATAGGAACGGCATCTTCTAAATGTGTTCTACCCAACTTTATAATATCCTTAAATTCGTGCTGTTTTTGTTTGAAACCATCAATCATATAAACCAAATCGGGTATTAATTTTTTTGTTACAGTTAATGCTACAAATATATGTATAGCTGAAATGAAACTATCATTTGACGACTGACACATATTGACAGTGTCATTTGGATTGATTGGTTTTTGTGTTCCTAACTTACCGATTAATTTTTTATTGCAAAGATTTGCGATAACTTCATTCATATTCATATTTGTTTGTGTCCCGCTTCCGGTCTGCCATATATGTAATGGGAACTGTTCATTATATTTATTATCTATTATTTCATCACAAAAATGTGAAATAAGTTGCATATCTTTTTTATCTAATAATTTTAATCGATAATTTGCCTTTGCTGCACATTTTTTAAAAAGTGCATAAGAATGAATAAATTCTATAGGCATAAGTTCTGTACTAATTGAAAAATGGATCAATGACCGTTGAGTGTTGGAACCCCATAAACTATCTTTAGGAACTGGAATTTTACCAAAAACGTCCCATTCCCATCTAATATTTTTATCCCCCTTTACATTAGTCATTTTTCTAGTTTTTCTAAAACTTCTAGTTTTGTTTATTTTTGACATATATATATATAAACTTTATTTTATATAAACTTTATTTTATATAAACTTTATTTTATATAAACTTTATTTTTATAAAGTACATAATAGCAAGTTTAAACTCATTTTAAGTTTTCTCAAAAAAGAATAAAGAAAATGGAAGTAAATATTAACATAGAAAACAAAGACGGTTCTCATAAAAATATTTCATTAGACAGTGTAAAATTTCAAAAAATGGTTCTCTTATTTAACGCAATTAACGAGGGATGGAGTATTAAGAAACAGGACGACTCTTATATTTTTAAAAAACATCATGAAGGGAAAAAAGAAATATTTCACGATTCATATTTGCTTTCATTTATGAAGGGTAATTTTGACATTAATAAGCTAATAGGTTGAAATTAATTATATTTAATTAATTAATTAATTTCAAAAAATTTTTTCTTTAGCAATAGTATAACTATGGGAGGTGGTTTAATGCAACTTGTTGCCTACGGCGCTCAGGATGTTTACCTTACGGGTAATCCTCAAATTACTTTTTGGAAAGTGACATACAGGCGTTATACTAACTTTGCTATTGAGTCTATTGAACAGACATTCAACGGACAGGCCGATTTCGGTCGCCGTGTTACCTGCATTATCAGCAGAAACGGAGATCTTGCTTACAGAACATACTTGCAAGTTACGCTTCCAGAGATCAACCAATATATGGGAAATACCACCACTTTCACAAGCGGTGTTCAATCCGTGTATGCCCGTTGGTTAGATTTCCCTGGAGAGCAACTTATTGCTCAGGTTGAGGTTGAGATTGGTGGTCAACGCATTGACCGTCAATATGGTGACTGGATGCACATCTGGAACCAGCTTACAATGACCTCCGAGCAACAACGAGGCTATTTCAAGATGATCGGAAACACCACACAATTGACATTCATCACGGATCCTTCTTTCTCTGATGTTGATGGACCTTGTGACTCGCTTGCTCCTCGTCAAGTTTGTGCTCCCCGTAACGCTCTTCCTGAGACCACGCTGTACGTGCCATTCCAATTCTGGTTTTGCACCAACCCTGGTCTTGCCCTTCCTTTAATCGCCCTTCAATACCACGAGGTCAAGATCAACCTGGATCTTCGTCCTATTGACGAGTGTCTGTGGGCTGTTACATCCCTAAGCTGCAACACGGCTGGCACATCAAATAATGCCACCCAGCTTCCTGTTGGCTCCACTGTCTCCGCTACCATCGCCTACAACCAGTCGCTAGTTGCTGCTTCGCTTTACGTTGACTATGTGTTCTTGGATACTGATGAACGCAGACGTTTTGCCCAGAATCCTCACGAGTACCTCATTACCCAGCTTCAATTCACTGGTGATGAGTCGGTCGGATCTTCCTCTAACAAGATCAAGCTTAACTTCAATCACCCGGTGAAGGAGCTTATCTGGGTTGTCCAACCTGACCAGAACGTGGATTACTGTTCTTCCCTTCTGTGTGATGCCCTCTTGTTCAAGGTGCTTGGTGCCCAACCCTTCAACTACACTGATGCCATCGATGCCCTTCCAAATGCCATCCACGCCTTTGGTGGACCTCAGGAGGTCAATGCCGGAAACTACATTGATGCCCGTGGTTTATTTGAGGATGCTGGTGCCGATGATGCTTATGCTCCATCCGGATTCACTGGATACTGGCACGGCCCCAATGACGTCTACAGCGAGCCAAACCTTGGCGGTGCTATTGGCGTCAACCCTAACCAGAACCTCACTGCTGCTCTTGCCGCCGTCGGTGTCAATAACCCTGGTGACTTGACTGGTATGTCCACCACCGTTGGAAACTACGGAAACCCATACATTGTCAACAACAATGGTGCCGGAGTTCCTCCTAATGTTGGATCCACCGTCTCGGATGCCGGAACATTCGTTTTGTCTGAGACCTCGCTTGATATGCATTGTTGGGGCCAGAACCCCGTTGTTGTTGCCAAGCTGCAGCTCAACGGCCAAGATCGTTTCTCGGAGCGTGAAGGATCCTACTTCTCGTGGGTTCAGCCATACCAGGCTCACACCCGCAACCCTGATGAGGGTATTAACGTGTACTCTTTCGCCCTTCGTCCAGAGGAGCATCAACCTTCGGGCACGTGCAACTTCTCGCGTATTGATAACGCCACCCTGCAGCTTGTGCTTTCCAACGCCACCGTCGAGGGAACAAAGACTGCCAAGGTCCGCGTCTACGCCACCAACTACAACGTTCTCCGTATTATGTCGGGTATGGGTGGTCTAGCTTACTCGAATTAAACATTATATCTTGTTATATTTATTAATAAAATTTAATAATTAAAAATCAATAATTTAATTATTAAAATTAATAATTTAATTATAAAAAAATTTAATTATAAAAAAATTTAATTATAAAAAAATTTATTTATAAAAAAATTTAATTATAATATGTCTTCATTTTACATAAGACGCTTATTATTATATAATATATTTGTATATAATGCAACATTCGCAAACTAATCATTATGTTATTATGTTTTTTATAATGGTATTGTCAGGTCTATTATCAACTATGAATGTATGGGTAGATAAATTAGACGATATAAGATTTAGTATAAATGACGCATATATGACGCTACTTATGACTGGATGGATGTTTTTATTTATGGGATTAATTTATAAAGAAATGAGTGTTTTTTTTATAGGTTTATTATTGATAATATCTAATATATGGTGTATTAGAAATCAATTTCTAATAACAGAAAGACAATATAAATTAGGTATGATACCACATCATTCAATGGCAGTTCATATGAGTAAAAAATTACTTGAAAAAGAAAATAACATATCACCATTTGTTAAAAATATAATAAAAACGCAAGAAGATGAAATAACAATATTAAAAAAGTAAGCCCTTGTCAAAAATACAAACAATATAATAATAATTTGATTTAAAAACACCAAAACAATACTAATAATATGGCCTCATTATCTCAGCTTTTTTGTTTTGTTAAACCCGTTTTCCTCGTTTTTGGTGCCAATGGGTGGATCGGCGGAAAAATCTGCGTCTATTTGGAGGAAAATAATATTAAATATTACAGGGCAAAGTGTAGGGCAGACGATGCAGACAGTATCCGTAAAATGTTCAAAGCTTATCCAGACATTACTAATGTGATAAGTTTGATTGGTCGCACACACGGGGTATATGAAGGTGAAAAAATAACGACAATTGATTATCTAGAGAAGCCAGGTAAACTAGTAGACAACTTAAGAGACAATTTGTATTCTCCTCTTTCTCTCGCCATCTTGTGTAAGGAAGAAGGTGTTCATTTCACATATTTAGGAACTGGATGCATTTTTGAATATGATAATGAACATCCTGGTGGTGGACTAGAAGTGAACGGATTCCGTGAACTAGACAAACCCAACTTTTTCGGTTCATCCTATTCTATTGTAAAAGGATACACGGATCAATTGTTGCATCTTTTTGACGATACAACTTTAAATGTCCGTATTAGAATGCCTATTACGGATGAGTTTAATGAGAGAAATTTTATCACTAAAATAACAACGTATAAAAAGGTGTGTTCTGTGCCAAACTCAATGACAGTATTAAATGAGTTAATCCCAATAATGATTGATATGGCTATTAAATTAAAGACTGGAACAGTGAATTTAACAAATCCCGGTTTGATCACACACAATGAGATATTGCAAATGTACAAGGAGATTGTAGATCCCGACTTTGAATGGACGAATTTTACAGTAGATGAACAGAATTCGATTCTTTTGTCAAAGAGGTCTAATAATTTCTTGAATACGAGTTATTTAGAAAAAATGTATCCCAAGGTTAAAAACATTCGAGAGTCGGTGAGAGAAATGTTGGTTCTTATGAAGGCAAATAAACCACAGATTAAACTATCGTTAGATAAACCATAATAAGTTTATAAATCGAAAATATAATATTTTTAGATAAAAAAGAATGCAAAACTTATTAATCACTGGTGGTTGCGGTTTTATTGGTTCTAATTTTGTGAATTACTATTTTTATGAAAACCCGAATATTCGAATCATCAATTTAGATGCAATGTATTATTGTGCAAGTACAGACAATATCAATCCAGATATACGTGCATCAGATAGATATCAGTTGGTTCAAGGAAATTTGTGCTCGATGGATTTAATGCGTCATATTTTAGACAATTATCAGATTGACACGATTATTCATTTTGCTGCACAATCTCATGTACAAAATTCATTTGACGACTCTCTTCAATATACGAATGACAATGTTTTAGGTACACATACACTATTAGAAGCGGCTAAAAAATACGGTAAAATCCAGAAGTTTATTCATATATCGACAGACGAGGTGTATGGCGAGTCGATGTTGGAAGATACTGAATCAAAGAAGAATGAAAACTCGGTTTTATGTCCAACGAATCCTTATGCTGCAACCAAGGCGGCTGCAGAATTGATTGCTAAATCGTATTATTTTTCATTCAAAATGCCGATTATTATTACGCGAGGTAACAATGTCTATGGGCCGAATCAGTATCCAGAGAAGTTGATTCCGCGGTTTATCAAGTTGTTAAAAGAGGATCAGCCAGTAACAATACAAGGAGATGGGACCAATGTACGTGCTTTTCTTCACGTAAACGACGTGTGCAGTGCATTAAAGTGTATTCTAGAAAAGGGCAATGTGGGTGAGATTTACAATATAGGAAGTGATGATCATCACGAATACACGGTTACAGAAATTGCTCATAAATTAATAAAGGCGATCAAGGGTCCGGATGATGTAAATAGCTGGATTACGTATATTGAAGACCGACCGTTTAATGATAAACGATATTATATTAGTAATGACAAGCTGAAACAATTGGGTTGGGAGATTAAAACCGATTTTGACGAGGGTTTAAATGCGTTGCTCTAATAAAATATATAAAATGTGTGATATATTTTATTTCTTTTATTTCCTTATTTTCTAGACGTTTCTATAATGCAGATGTTAGAAGTTGTTTTTTGCAATATTTATAATATTATTTAAATTAAAATTTAAATAGTTAAACAAACAATATAAATCTAAAAATATTATTTTAAACAATATATATGAAACGTCGAATAAACCGTGAAGTAGAAGAATTATCCAAAATTTATTCAAATGTTGAATTAGACCCTAATAAAAATATTATTGTTATTGGAAACAAGAGATTCGTAATGGCCGATACTTATCCGTTTTCTAAGCCAGCTGTTTATGTAAATGATGTTATCTATTCCCAATTTTTAAGAGCACCTCCAAGAATAAATCAACTATTAATCAAAGAGAAATTCAATTGTCTTTGCTGTAAAACCATATTATGTGATTGGTCGCCAATGTATAAAATAAGCACTATTCTAAATGAAATTACTTCATTTAATAAAATAAAAGAAAGTGTGAAAGCTTATTTATTAATTAATGAAATTTCAAAAAAATATGAAATAATAAATATATTAAAAATGGAAATTTACGAATATTTATCGTATTTTTAGATACGAGTAAAATATTTTATCCAATATATTTAAAAATTGAAGTTTAAATATATTAATGAAATAGTAGATAACTTATAAGAATGACACTTTTGGCTTTGAACCGTGTAGAAATTAATTCAAATAACGAGAGAAACGATAATCCCGTTAACATTTATGTCAAGGTTGCATATACGACGTTGACAGCAACATACCAGATGCCTTTAAACATATCATTATCCGAAATGATGGAGCGTTTGAAGAGAAAAATTGAAGAGGATTTTGGGGTAGAAGAAAATATGTACGAAATAGTCGAAGCCGGACAAAGAATGCCATTAGGTATTCCAGCAGAGGAAGCCCCTGCGTTCATTATAGAACCGGTAACAATATCACAGAAATTTGTCGAACGTACGTGGATTTCGTTTTATATTAGAATATCAAATAGAATTGCAAATACTGAAGACGTTTCACGCAATTTAGAAAGCGAGTTTGATACGGAATCAACGACAATGACAACGACAAGTGAATGTATGGTATGCCAAGAGAGTGATTTAACATTGACCCAATATTTCGGATGCTGTCATTACATTTGCGATGCGTGTTGTGCGGGATGCTTGGATGCAGGTATTCAACGATGTGCGATTTGCCGTTGCAGCAGATAAAAAATAACTAATTTATTAATTACACAATACATAATCACCAAACAGGTTTACATATCAATTATTTATATTTTTATTCGCACAAATTAAATTACACACACGAAGAATTGAACAGAATATTCATATTACGCACTTCAAGTTTGTTCTCCTCGTGATAAAATAGCTTCACAATTTGTTCATCATCTCGAAACCGAATCGAATATTCCTGTTGTATATTATTTCTCCCAATTCTACCAAGGGCTTGAATAATTTTCTCCTGTGTCAAACATAAATCTTTACTCAAATAACCGTGACAAAATTGATAATTTGTCCCATAAATATAATCACTTGATGCAATAATCATAAATAGCTTTTGTTGGTCGGCCATTTTTTTCATAATTTCCGTATAACTAATACTGTGATGTTCCGTAAATACACCGATACCCATCAAAAGCAATATTTTCCAGCTATCGTCAATGTCGCTCAATGACATTATGTCAATAATAAACTGTTCATCAATATCGCTAGCAAATGTATTTTTTATAGAAGTACTGAATGCCCATTTCTCAATATGAGCACTTTTATTCGGCACAAATATTTCATTCAATCTTGCTGATTTAATCATTGAACGTAAATGATCAATTTTTTGCTCCATTGTATTGATTTTATTGGCGTCGTTGCCAGATGTAGGCATTTTTTTACTATCTGATTTGCCTTTGATTTTCGAGGATGCGTTAGTAGTACCTTCTTCTTTTTTTGTCGAGCTTTTTTCAACCAAATCCTCCAATTCTTTTTCCATTTCCATAATAGTTTGATTAAGTTTATTATTGCTATCTATTTTTGCCATAATTTCATCCATCACTTTGGCAGGAATATTCGCTTGTTGGATACAAAATTTGGCTATCTTTTCAACATCATTTGCCAAGAAAATGGTTGGGCCATCAGTCAACGTATATGCGTCTTTCGTTGTGACATAAATGGCACACTGGTCTTCCTTTGTATTCGGATTTGCTGGTACGCGTTGCTCGCTTGCTAATCGCGATAATGGTTGTCCGGATAACCCTGGCTCTACAACTGTGTGGTGCTCTACAACTGTGCTGTGCTCTACAACTGTGCCTGGTCCAACACTGCTCATTTTTTTTATTCTGTTTCCTTTTGCGTCGATTTTAGTATTGGGTAAAATCCTCTTTTGTCGACTTATATTCAATGTGTGAAATATTGTTGACCAACTATCTGGTTTAATTTTACTTATTATTCGCAAATAATGCAATTTAATGTTCTGCATATTCACATCGTCAATTGATGCAAAGTGACGAGCAACTTTGGAATTAGCAGCAACATAATTTCCAGACTCCACGAAATGAATAAATTCAACCACTTCTTTCAAATCGAAATAACGCAGCAATGTCAAATTCTTGTTACAGTGATCTATTATTCTAGAAATATCATCATAATTGTTGCTCATCATATGAGGCAGAACAACATACCCGTGTTTATTAATAATAGGAATCGATTTCTTACAATCGTGACTGACCATATCAAAGATTTGAGCCCCGGGAAATTTTCTCTTAAAATCCCCGATTGTATCGGCTAATTCGTGCATTTTCGGCAACGTAGCAGACGATAGCACCATATTCGGTATTAAGTTTTCGCTCCAATTTTTCTGAATAGTTGCGTGCAATTCGTGCGTCTCGTAATCCATTGTAATTGTCGGTTCATCCCAATAGACGAAAATCTTCTCTAGCGGATTAAACGCCATCATATAATACATTGCCGACAAATACGATTTTATATCAGAAATGATAATCTCAACTTTGGTTCCAACACTGTTATCAACACGCCCAATTCCACCTGTTTTTCTATTTTTAGTAAAATCTTTTGCCGCAAAATAATGCAGTCGGATATCATCTGCACTCGAGCATCCAAATGCAAATGCTATTTTCTTGTTGACCGAAATGGCGGATCTCGCCAACGCCAGACCGACGTGTCTAGCCGCACACACAAATATAACACGATAATTCTCCGACAACCCAATAGGCGAAAGTGTTTTCCCGGTACCGGTTGGAGCAATGTATAATCCCAATTTAGGTCCAGGTGTTTTCATCTGCGTGAATAGTTTTTTTTGATGCTCATATAAAACACTGTCTGAGTATTTGAGAAGAAGCTGATTTTTCTCGATAAATTCGACCGCGTTTGAAACAACGTTTGGCATTTCGATTTCGTCTTCCATTTTTTTTAAAATATTTTGAACGATTCTCAAAATATGTCGATTTACTTGTGTAATAGAAACACGTATTAATTTATATAATGTAAAATACTCTATAATCCATTTATCGTTTTTTATTTTTTTCTCTTTTAATATTTTTTTAATAAGATCAAGTAACAAATATTCAAACGCATTTTCCAACTTCAATTTGTCCGTAGTATTATTTTCTAGTCGAATCATATCTGCCTTTTTAATTACCGGATTGGATTGCACCGTAATAGAAAGTTCCGGAATATCAAAACTTTCTTTTAGTTTCGCAATGATAGAGGAAAAGTATTTATTGTACAAATAATCTTCCATTGTTTCACTGTATTCAATTTTCAAAAAGTTGAACAACGAATTGTGTTTATTATATTTTATGTTGACATCGTGAAACCCACGAATAATTAATTCCATTACTTCCTTCTCGTCTTGTGAGATTGGAACCTCAATACCATTCCATTCTGATCTGGTTAACTTGCTTTGTTCTAGATTCATTTTCTTTAAAGCGGTGTGGTGTATAATATGTATTATTATCTTTATATATTTTATCATTATCAATTTTTTTATTTATTCTCTTGGCACTAATAGTAAAAATTGATTCAATTAATATAAAAAGATACAACAATATTATCATAACAATGAATCAACAGTCTACAAATAACATTATTACTTTAGAAGGAAATATAGGTTCAGGTAAAACAACATTATTGACATACCTTCGAGAGAAATATGTAAATAACAGCGATGTCATCTTTTTACAGGAGCCAGTTGATGAATGGGAACAATTTACGGATTCTGATGGAAAAACAATGTTACAGAAGTTTTATGCGGACCAAGAGAAGTATTCGTTTTCGTTCCAGATGATGGCATACATCTCTCGACTAGCACTATTAAGGAAGACAATGGAATTGAATCCGACAGCGACAATTATTACAGAACGCAGTTTATATACTGACAAATATGTTTTTGCAAAAATGCTATATGATATGAAGAAAATGGAAGATATTAATTACAAGATTTACTGCAAATGGTTTGATACGTTTGCATTGGAATGTCCGATTCACAAGTGTATTTATGTTGATACTGAACCGGAAATTTGTTATGAACGAATCGCGAAAAGATCGAGACTGGGTGAAAATAATATTCCGTTGGATTATTTAAAACAATGTAACAATTATCACAAAGATATGGTTTATATCACCCTACCATTTCAAAATATAAAAGACATATTAGTATTAAACGGTAATGAAGATATTTATTTGAATAAAAATGAGTTGGACAAGTGGTATAAAAAATTTGATGATTTTATTAAATGATATGCAAATATATAAAGAATAATAGTATAAAGAATAATAGTATAAATAATATAATGCAAAAAGCGATTACGCCTATATCAAATTTTTTTATAAAAACACAAGCAAAAATAGTACCTATAAACCTGAAGGATATTACAATCGACTACTCAATTAATTTCGATGGTTGCAGTAAAGGTAACCCTGGTCCAGCCGGTGCAGGTGTTGCCCTATATTATAAAGATTGTGAAATATGGACAGGTAAGCAACACATTGAAAAGGATGCAACCAATAATTATGCTGAGTATACAGGTCTATTAATTGGTCTAAGAGAAGCAATTAATCAAAATATTCGCGAATTAAAAGTCTACGGCGACAGTCAACTGGTTATAAAACAAATGCGGGGTGAATATAAAGTTAAATCTGAAAATTTATATCCACTGTACACCGAAGCTAAAGTTCTTGAAGCCAATTTCGATGTCATAATTTATGAACATATTTATAGAAAATACAATGCTCGTGCGGATCAATTAGCGAATGAGGCCCTAGATGATTATTTGAAGTCTCAATCTCTCAATTTAGACGATCTAAAGCTCTCAATTTAGACGATCTCACAAATAAGGTTAATATTCTAATAACCCCACATTCAATTTTTGTCTAGGTTTATACTTCAAAAAATCCAATTGTTTTACCGTAGTTGGAAATTCGTCGAAACCATAAATATCTTGTAGCATTAACCATTCAAAAAGACCACCACAATACACAAACACATTAATAAACCCCAATTTGACAAGTTGCTGATATTTAATATATATCTTTTCATCGTTGCAATTGGGGCCATATACGATTATCTGTACAGACTTATTTACAGAAATATGTTTATTAATTATGGCTTCCTCTTGACTCGCATTAATTGTTCCGTTTATGAGGCAATTTTGTTCATTTTCATTCAATGTATTTATTAATAGGTAAATTTCCGGGTTTTTACAAACAGTTTGCATATCTTCAAAATTAATTTTTTTAATTGTTGAATGAGTATTACCCATAAAATAAAATAGATTTATACTTTTAAATTATTGTATAAATTTATTAATAAAATCATACAATAATAAAATCATACAATAATAAAATCATACAATAATAAAATCATACAATAATAAAATCATACAATAATAAAATCATACAATAATAAA